CAGTTTATGTAGTGTTTTGCTGGTCGGATGACACACAACCTTATTTATCTGGCATCTTTGAAACCAAGGCCGATGCCATAGCAGCTTCAGTACCAGATGATTTTGCCCTTAAATCTGGTATCTGCTATTCGTGGGAAGAGTGGGAGGTTCTATGAACACATGGTTTAGAAAAGAATATTGGTGGATTCCTATGATTGCAGCGGTAATAATTACCGCGTCACTATTTTGGCTTGCAGGATCAGCAATTGACGATAGTAATGATATTCGCATGGCCGAACATCTTGCATGTGAAATGAAAGGAGGCTCCTATTTGTACTTAAAGTATGAAGGCTACCAATGCTTGAAGGTTATAAAATGAAAACTAAATTTTATGATAAACCTCCAGATATCTGTAAAGATTTATACGAGACAGATTACCGAGACTTCAAACAAGAGATTAATTTTATTGCTCATACTCTTGACATTTCAGTCAGCAGGATTAGAGTAGACGGTAATCATCCTGTAGGAGAGGATGTCATTTTTATTGATGACATCTACAATGGTTATCTTGATCAAGAGTTTTATGACTTTATGCTATTCAGATGTGATCCATACGAAAAGTATAAGGACTGGATTGATAAGTGGAGGGTAAAATGAAACTATGCTACAAGTGCTACCACTACGCAGAACCTTTTAGGCAACTAAGTAAAAGCGCAGGAATCTGGTATCTCGGTTGTGCTAAGTGCGGTAGTGGAGTATTCTTCAATTAGAAACAGATAACTTCAACGATTCTAGTGTATAAAACAAGCGATCTATGGCGAGTACACCCAACCATACCTCTTAGGAGATTGCGCTTCAATTTAGGTGTAGAATCGTTGGAAACTTATAAAGGATCAGAGTAGACCTACTAAGGTGTGTTTTGTGTTATATGAGGTCTTGTGTAGACCATTGGAGGGATTTAGATGAATTGGTGGGAGAATTATAGGTTTGTTGGTGACGTATTGTATCTGTCAAGGTTTACTGAAGAAGAATTTACTTCTCGTATTCCTTATGATATTCAGATGGACGTAAACAAGATCACGATTGCAGAGGCTGCTGAGTGGAGTAAATACTTTGATAAGCATGGCGTTTGGCCTACTGCGAGACAGTGGAAACTAGCTAGAGAAATTAAGGCTTGGCAGATGGAAGACTTTGAGAAGATGCTTCTTTCTTGCGACGAAGAAGAACACTACTAAAATAATTGAAAATAAATAGGCATTACCTATTGACAGATAAGACTTCTCGTGAGATCATTTATGGACTTTGGTCATTATTACAGGAACACTTATGCAAGTTGAATTTGAAGATGTATTGGAAGAAAGACACAACAGAAATGCTGAGCAAGAGTTTCAGCATAAAGACCGTGTGATGCGAATTGCTGCGAAGCGCAAAAAGTTCTTTGATAGTCGTAAGCCGTCAGAGGATGTAGATTCTAAAGAGTTTCTAGATAACGCCAAGCGTCGTTCCTACATGCACAAAGCCAGAAGCTATATGGTTGATCAGGATACCAACTTCAAGGGTCAGGATATTGTAGATATTTACAAGGAACAAGAGGGTTGTTGCTACGCTTGTTTTCAAGACCTGAAAGATATTGGTTATGAGATTGACCACAAGAGGGCTGTTGAGTCAGCAGGTAATAACTCCAAAGCGAATATTCAATTGTTGTGTTTTACGTGTAACCGCTCTAAGCACAACAAAGATTATAGTAAATGGATTTCAGAAGTAAGAGCTGAGCAGGTGCGAGAGTATCTGTATGAGCTTTCAGAGGAAGACTTCTAATGCTACGGTGTAAAGCATGTAATGCTCAACTCTCACAATTTACCTTAACTGTGCGTAAAAGTAATACCCTCCCAGAAGCAGAAGACTTATGCCCTCAGTGTAAACATGTGGCATATCACCCTGAAATTTTAGATACAAGTGACTATGCTCACTCCCATATAACTGAAATGCAGTTTAATTTTACCAAGTATGAAGAAAATGCTTGACTTTTGTTGCATTTATGCTTTATACTATTCCCACGGTCATAGAAAAGTTTTAGCGAACAGCTAGACCAAGGAATTGGAGAAACACATGACAGAACAAACAGAGAAACGTCCTGCCGGAAGGCCAGCAGGCGCCCCAAATAAGCTTCCAACTCTACAGGGTAAGTTCAAGCAAGTCTTGAAACACCTTGATCCTCTTCTAGTTAAAGCTCTTAAGAAAGCAGAGCAAATTCTAGATGCTGACTTGGATAGTAAAAATGTTACAGCCACTACACAGCTACAAGCTGCGAAGATGGTTTTGGACAAGAGTATTGAACTACGCCAAGCTGTTTATGGCAGCGAAGGTAGTGATAAGGAAGAGGACGAAGCAGAGGTTGCTAAAGTCGAAGCTCTTCCAACACAAGCACGATTTAGTACAAAAGTTGTCCAGATTAAGGGTGACTAACAAAGAATTTGTGTAGATTCTGAAATATGAATTGCCCTTATCAGGCGTTGGAGACAGCCCAACTACACAATACAAATTACCTGAGAAGATTGGGAGCTGCCCGGTCGTACTTGTTAAGTCAAGCAGGTAAACTTAATCAAGTAGCAATGCTTGGTAACTTCCATTTTGCCTAAATGTGGAGTAAAGCCTTTCTGGCGGAAGGCTGCTATAAGGTGTGATCGCTACCTAAGCATCAATTCGGTGTAGCTCAGCCTTAAATGAGTCGGACTTACGTCCTGAAATCCTACAGAGATACAGCAACTATGGGTCATCCTATAGTATGGAGCTGGGTGTTATGTAGGTCTTTAACAAGCTAGGTGATTGCAAGCCTTTGTTATCGTATGCACCCTTCGGGGTCTGTGCTGAAGCGGAGAGGGTAGGAAGTATGTCCTATCGAGTAACGGGCGTAGGTTCAGTGGTGGCCACGTTACTATTTATTCTTGGCAAGTAGCTCAGCGGTAGAGCAGACGACTGTTAATCGTCCGGTCGGTGGTTCGACGCCACCCTTGCCAGCCAAATTGCCGCTATAGTTTAGTTAGCAAAATAGGGGATTTGTAACCCTCAGTCCTTGGAGCATTCCCAAGTGGCGGCACCAAACAAACCAAAGGAATCCGCAATGGCCCTTTTGTTCTTGCTACAAACAATCCTTCGTAAATACAATCGTTAAGGCTTAGCCTCGTTAAAGGCTTCATTGGTGAGCATGTCACCACGGTCAGTTGTTTACCTCGCTGATCAGCAAGCTTGTCTTGCACCTCCTACTTCTGATGCCCGGAAGTACATGCAGGGCTAACTAAATTCTAGATAGATTGTCTATCACATCTTCCAGCTTCTCCCAAATAAACAAAGGTGCTTAAATGGCTCTTGGTATGTCAGTGACACTACGCAATGCTCGTGGTGCAGCTATTACAGCAGAAGCTGGTAATGGTGCTAAATTTCAAATCTACTCCCTCACACGTCCTGCAACTGGTGCAGCTATCACTTCTCAAGTGAAGCTTGCTGAGTTTACAATGGGCACTCCCTTTGCTACAACCTCTACTGGTGTAACAACCATCACGCTCCCAGCAAATACTACTGGTCTTGCAGCAGGTACTGCCACTTGGGCACGACTGACTAAAGCAGACGGTACTACATTTGTTATGGACTTCACAGAAGGCACAGACTTTACATTGAACACCACAACAGTGAGTGTTGGTCTGACCATGAGTATGTCCACTGCTACGGTTACTGAAGGTAATGCCTGATAAGCGGGTGAGGGCTATAAATGGCTATTACAACAATGGATCAAATTGCAGCCGGTCTTGCCGCTGCTCCAGTAATTGATCTTTTTGCACCATCTGCTACAAACGTAGCTGCTGGCTTTGTAAATCTTCAAAGGGCTGTTGTTACCTCTACAGGTCAGATGGCTGTACCAGCAGCAGCTTCAGCGGGCGGAACATTACACAGTGCAGGCCAAGCAGGTTTCCGAAACCTGCCAGACCCCGTAGGCGGCGCCAGTAGATACCTTGCTCAAAGTGCTCTTACATTTGCAACAGCAGGCTCCCTGTGGTTTTACGACAGAGTGTGGTCTTGCTCAGGCTTTAGTGGGATTGTAGCAACAGCTCAAGCTGTAACAAGCTTTCCTGTTCTAACCCGTCCAGATGTTAATGGTACAAAGCTTGAAATCTGGATTGAGTGCTATACAGCTACAGGGGCTACAGCATCAAACATTACAGTACAATATACAAACTCTGATAGTGTTGCCGGACGCAACACAGTTTCAACTGCTCATATCACCTCTATGCCTGCTAACAGAATGTATCGAGTTCCTTTGCAAGCTGGTGATACTGGTGTAAAGAGTATCCAATCTGTAACACTCAGTGGTACTACAGGGACAGCAGGCAGCTTTGGTGTTACGTTGATGCGTAAGATTGCAGTGACAGGTTCCGCTGTAACAAACATTCCGGTAGTGAATGACTTCGCTGCTCTTGGCCTACCCTTGGTTCAAAATGGTACAGCTCTGAATGCTATCCACCAAGGTACAACCACTTCGTCTGGTATAATTTTAGGTGTACTGACATTTATTGACGGGTAAGTGTGTAAATGAGCAACTTTAAATTTACACCTTATCAGAGAGTTAGTACAAGACAGTATCTATCTGAAACTTCTCTAAATGTCTATCCTATTGCAACGTCTTGGTTCTTTGGTGAACAGCTAACTTCTTCAGACGTTTCTATAGCAGCCTCTACACAGAGTTCAACATCTTCTGTGGCTGTATCAAGTAAGATCACAGTTTCTGTATCCTCAAGCACAGCAGCAAGTGTATCTTCAATATCTGTAACAGGTACACCAAACACTTCTACTTGTAGTATCTCAGCAACCACTGCGAGTTCTACAGCTTCGGTGGCAGTAAGCTCAAGAAGTAGTACAACAGTTTCTACAAGCACATCACCAGCAGTTTCGTCTATCCCTTTGAGTGGTAGAGCTGTCATACAGCTTGTAAGTTCAACAGCAGCTTCGACTGCAAGTATTGGTGTAACCTCTAAGGTTAATACTGCTGTAGCTACGACAACTGCTAATAGTGTTCCAAACTTACAGCTTGTTAGTAAGTTAAATACTGTTGTCTCAGCTTCTACACAGAATGCTACTTCCTCTATACAACTACAAGGTAAAGCTTCTCTCTCGCTTATCTCAAGCACTTCTCCAAGTGTTTCAGATATTGTTGTAGAGATTGAACAAGTAGAGCCAATTGTAAGTTTGGTTGCTGTAACACAGAACTCTGTATCTGATGTTGGCCTAGAAAGTAAAGTTGTAGTTAGCTCTAACAGTACAACAAGTAATTCTGTAGCAAGTCTACAGTTAGTTAGCAGCTCTACTCTTGGTCTTACATCATCTACGGATAATAGTGTTTCAGTAGTAAGTCTGAGTTCTGTAAGTAATGTACAGCTTTCTGCTACAACAGAGCAATCAGCTTCAAGCATTGTTCTTGAACTGTTTGAGCCTTACACACCAACTAACGTATTTGATATTAAGAAAGTGAATAGAGTGTTTACTGTAGAAGCAGAAGAAAGAACATTCTCAGTAGAAGAACAAAACAGATTCCCTGTTGTCAATAATGTGAATAGAGAATATCAAGTAGAACAACAGATTAGGGAGTTTGCTGTATGACCCAAACAAGAAACCTTCCAAAAGGTGAACTATCAGTTTTGAACATCGGCTTGGATTGGGCTGAGTGGCTTGAGACTGACACAATCACTTTGAGTGAATGGACAGCAGATGCTGAACTCACTCTATCGAGAAAGCAGAATACCACAACTACAACATCTTGCTATGTTGCTGGCGGTATTCTAAATAAGACGTATCAGATTACAAATAAGATTACAACACTGGATGGTAAAGTTGATACTCGCTATGTCACTATCGTGATTGACAACCAGTCTGCGTAGTAAAATGTTTTACAAAGCGTCTTTGAAATATAGGACGCTTCACTAAGACATTTGAAATAATTTCTAAAAGATTACAAATAATGTTGTCAAAGTATTGACAAGTAAGGAGTTTCGTGAGATACTTCTTGGATTGAAGGCACAAAAGGTGCTGAAGGTTTTGGCTCACTGTGATAGTGCCCGGCTTAAACGACACGTCGAGAGACGTTCAGTTATCAGACTGACATAGGAGAATTTCTATGACAAATTTTAAAGATATAGACAAGTACGAAAAGTTCTACCCATCCAACTGCTATGGTTTAATGGAGATTCTTGAGGCTACACCTAATAAATTCAAAGTTAAATTCCTAGACTCAGGCTATGAAGCATGGGCTGAAAAGGGGAACGTGTTAGCTGGAAAGGTAAGGGATAGAACTCGCAACAAGTCACATGATTGGTCAGAGTGGAATGAGCCATTTGTTAATAATGCAGGCTTTTCTGGACTAATAGTTAAGAAGAAGGCTAGTAAATGTGTTGTGGTGTTTGATGCCACAGGTTATACAAGGCAAGCAGAAATTCACAATGTCAGGAAGGGTAAGATTAACGACCCCTATGCACTAAGTTTTCTCGGTATTGGTTACTTAGGTGAGTTCGCAAGAGTGTCGTATTGGAAACAAGCCAAACAACTTTGGTCAAATGTTATGAAGCGTTGTTATAACCCAAGAGACAGTATGGGGTATTATGGAAAAGCTTTCGTAGATGACAGGTGGCTGTGTTTTGCAAACTTTCTTGAAGATATCTCCAGCCTAGAAAACTTTGATAAGTGGTTAGAGTGTAAAGCGGGCGGTGCCCCTTATAACTTTGATAAAGATTTAAAAGTCCCCGGTAACAAGACCTACTCTAAAGAGGCTTGTATGTTCGTAACTGAATATGAAAATAAGTCCGCAGGAGCTATTAACGCTAGAGCACTGGATAAGGTTAACGGGCGATACAACTAACGGAAAGGGGCGTTTAGCCCCTGTTCCTTACAGGAGCCTTAATTGGAAGAGACTAAAGACCTTCCGGGGCCAGTGTCAGAACGTCAACAGATGTACATGCTCTCTGAAGCAGACGTAACCCTATTCGGTGGAGCTGCTGGCTCAGGAAAAAGTGAGATTGGGGTAATTGACTTCCTACAGTATACGGACATCCCAAACTTCATTGGGGTTATGACTCGACGAACCACTCCACAACTTACAGGCCCTGGCGGCCTACTAACAAAAGCAAAGAGGACATTTTCTCTTGCTTATAAACCAGATGAATTTACATGGCGCGCTAAAGACGGGAAATTTGTCTTCCATAAGAGCGGAGCTGAGATATATTTAAAACACTTTGAGAACGATGACTCAGACGTAAACTGGCAAGGTTCTGAGGCAAATCTGTACTATATGGACGAGGGAACACAGTTCACTCAGCACATGACACAGTACATTATGTCTCGTATGCGTAACCCTGCTTGCCCACAAGTTTCCCCAAGGCTAAAGATTTCTTGTAACCCTCACGCTGACCACTTTCTTCGTAAATGGGTTGAACCATATCTACACGAAGACGGGACACCTGACAGAAGCAAGGACGGAACACTTCGTTACTTCACCTTCCAAGATGGTGATTTTGTATGGGGTGATAGTGTTGAGGAAGTGGTTGAAAAGTATGGCGTTGAGTATGATGACGTCCTTTCTTTTACCTTTATCAGCGCAACTGTCAACGACAACCCAATCGTCCAACGCATAAATCCAAAATATGTCTCATGGCTTAAAGGTCTAAAAGGTACAGAACGTGCTCGGCTTTTAGAGGGAAACTGGTTTGTTCGTGAATCCGCCAGTGGTTACTTTAAGCGTGACTGGACTAAATCACAAAGCCTATTAAATCTTGATATTGTACAGTATTGCAGGGCGTGGGATATCGCGGGAAGTTTACCCTCGGATTCATTGCCAAACCCTGACTGGACTGCTGGGGTGTTAATTGGTAAAACCAAAGATGCTAGATATGTAGTATGTGACGTTGTTAGATTCCGAGCACGTTTTGGTGAGGTAATGCAGAAGATTATTGAGACTGCCAAGGGTGATCCTCCCGGTACTCAAATCCTTCTACCACAAGAACCCGGACAGGCTGGTAAGGCTGCTGGGATGATGATGATTAAAGACCTCATCTCTGAGGGTTTCCCGGCGCGCATGCGCCCGTCAAATAAGTCCAAGGTGATACGCTTTCAGCCATTCGCAGCGGCAGCCCAAGCTGGTCTTGTAGACTATCTTGAAGGTTCTTGGAATGATACATACTTTGATGAGCTGGAGAGATTTGACGGCTCCAAGGCTGTAAAAGATGATTTATATAAAACTTGGTCATCTATAAACCTATCTAATTCGGTGAACCTCTGATTAATCAGAAAACCCCGAGCGAAGCCCTTAATGGGAACGTGTAACGACTAGAGCATTTGCTCGTAGCCTCAAGTGAGGCGAAACGGTAGGCACTCAAAATTGAGTGAAGATATAGTCTCCTCTGCATAGCGATATGCAGCAAACATGGACAAGAAGTAACGACTCTTGTTTAAGATACCACGCAAGTTGACGCCACGTCGGACGCATTCATCACACTAGCTCAAAAATTCCAAATACCAAACTTCATGTCTGGTCTTAAATCAACAGATTTATCCGTATCAAACCCATTTAACAATATGTAAGGAGGCGTGATGTATGCCTGAATCAGACGCCTCTATGCAACCTAATGTAGAGGCTTTGACGCAAGGGGATGTTCCTATCCCTCGTCTAAAGCTTGGGCAAAGCAGTTTTAACGGTTTGTGGACAGCAGCAGGGTCTATCGTAGAGGAGTGTAATAGCGAACTACGCTGGCCACAATGTATGCACACATACAAGAAGATGGCTAAGGATGCAACCATTGCTCCTGCTCTTAACCTTGTAGAAATGGCTATTGCTCGTGTCCCTTGGAGTGTAAAGATTCCAGAGGGATATGAAGAACAACTGAAAGACAAAGCTGAGTTCCTGCGTCAAGTAATGAATGACATGGATCATAGCTGGGGTAGCTTCATTCGTCAAGCTACTTCATTCAACAGGTTTGGTTTTGCTCCTGTTGAGAAAGTATACCGTAAGCGTTACAAGAAGAATGGTAGTAAGTTTGATGATGGGTTGGTTGGACTTAAATGTCTTCCTCTTATTGCGCAAGACACAGTTAGTAGCTGGGAATGGCAAGAAGGTGGTAGAGAACTGGCTGGTTTGAATCAATACGCTGTTGAGCCTAATGGTAAACGTGGTGTAATGACTTCCTCTTGGAAAGAAGAGTTTATTCCAGTTAAGAAGTTCATGCTGATTCGCAATAATCCTCTTAAGAATAACCCTGAAGGCGAAAGTCCTCTCAAGTCAGTTTATATGGCTTGGAAGTATAAGACTAACTTGGAAGAGTTTCAAGCAACTGGTGTTAGCAGTGATGTTCGTGGTTTGAAGGTGTTATACATCCCACCACGCTACATGGCTGAAGATGCTAGTCCAGAAGATAAAGAAGTTTACGCTTACTATCAACGTATCATGCGCAACCTTCACATGAATGAACAATCTGGCCTTATCCTTCCTCAAGTGTTGGATGATCAAGGTGAGCAATACTTCAAGTTTGATGTTATCTCTGTTACTGGTCAAAAGGCTTTCGACACTACAGCAATCATTGCTTCTTATAAGAATGAAATCATTTCTGCATTGATGGCTTCTCAGCTTATTCTTGGTCAAGGTGGTGGTGGCTCTTTCAGTCTTGCTGAGAGTTTGCAAAGCATCTCTAACATGGCTATTGAATCTAAGTTGATTGAGATTCGTGACCAACTTAATCATGACCTTGTAACTCAACTGTTTCAACTAAATGGTTGGCCAACAGACGTAGTTCCCTATTGGGACTTCGGTGATCTTGTTAGTCCTGATCTTGATGTTCTGTC